CCGACTATGCTATAGCCAGGATAGTTGTGCAACTGCTCTAAAGGCAAAAAATTGAGTTTTGTAAAAGCGGAGTTACGCTCTAAAAAACAAGAAAAAAGCTGAACAATGGAATCAGGCAAAACTTGAATTGGTTGGTCAATTGCAACTAACAGCTCAAAAGCCTGTGGTCTAACAGTTGTGGCTAACACCAAAATGGCATTCTGGGCAGCATTTTTTGTGGTTGTGCCCAGAGTACCATTTGTTGATGAAAGCCGTGGTTCTCCTATGAGCTGCAAAATAGAATTGATAAAATCTAGGAGCTTCATCGGCTTTCACCCTTTTCTTATACTTGCGGAATGGTGCCGTTAGTGTGAATTAGTACAGCGTTGGTTGGACGATAGTCTTTGCAGCCAAACAAAGTAGAAGTGACCATCGCGTCGCTTAAATAAAGCGTTTCGCGGCTCATTTCAGTTCGAGGCTCTTGTAACATGGCTATCGCAAACGCTTCTTGGTGCATCATGATTGCTGAATGCACTTCTTCCTCTGGTGTGTTGGCAATACCTATTCCACCAGATGCCCATCTAGTTGGTAAGGAAGTAGGAGCGTTTGCCGGTACAGTGTTTGACGACTGTGTGGGGAAATAAGTTAGTTTTCCTGTACCAATTGGGTCTGTGTCGGAAGCTAACTTCACACCGGGTGTGTGTACGTTGGTTGAACCGTTTTTGAAGCCATCCGCTTTGTTTGGTCCAATCATGGAGGTCATATAAACAGGAACGCCCATGAGCGTACCAACAACACCACTCTCTAATGGCGCTGAAGTGCGATAGAACATGGATTGCACTTTATCCAGTGCAAGCAGTTGAGCAAACTGTGTGGGGGAAACAATCAGTACTCGCTTATCTGCCGGCACGTCGTTTTGGTCTAAGATTAGCTTGGCTTTCAAAAAGGCGTCGAGAGTGAATGGCTTACTTCCACCAGCCGCTCCCATTTGCCCTGAGGTGTGGCTATACACAACTTGTCCTGGATAGCCTTGAATGCAAGCTCTTAGTCCTAGCAAATGCGCATCTAAGTCTCTTGCAATTGCATAGGAAGCTTCTTTCGATAAGTTGCTCGACAACAAACCACTTGGGTCTAGCATGATTGAAGTGATGTCTTCAACCATGAAGGAAGTTTCTTTGTACTTATCAACTACAATTCGCCAATAGTTTGTTTCTGCACTCTGCAAATTTACAGGAGTGCCAGGCAACTTATCATTTACGCCAAGGCGACCCAGAGTCGGTATGGTAATGGTGTCACCAACCTTACCTTGTGGAAACGACACATTCATCACAAATTGGCGCATGAGCAAGTTCTGGTCAAGCTCACGCCTTACCATTGTGGCCCATTGTTTCTTTATCCACTCCGTTACATCTGCCTTTGTGAAAACAGACCCTTTATAAGTGCCTTGTATGTTGGCTTGATTTTGAAATGGTGCTGGCATAGAACTCCTTTTTTACTTACACATCTTCAACAACACGACCTTCTTTGAAAGCCTGCACTATTCTAGGCAAATTTGCTTGATAGGTTTGTTTGTCCATTCGCAAAATTTCCGACTTCTTAATAATGTCAGGCTTTGGTGAGGCTGTGGGTTTTGTTCTAGAAAAAGAAGATTGTGCGATTGGTTTACGACTGGGAGTAGCTTGATTTGTTCTAACAAGATAGTCCCATATGGCTATTGCGCCTTCCACAGAATTAAATTGTGCCTTACCTTCTTCAGGCAAGGTTGTGAAAAATTGTTTGATTGTTTGCATTCGCTGATCATATTCACTCGGACTTACGCCCCAATATCTCATCAAATACATCTCGTCTCTAAACGCCATGAGCTGATTCACCACGTCTAGAGCTTCTTCTGGCTTCAAACCAAAATAATTCTCAAACGCTGCCTCAAATTCTGTAGCTGGACGTTCTTCTTGTTGGGAGTTTTCTTCTTCTTGATTTTGCTCTTGAACCTCAGGCTGCTCTTGCTCAGTTTCTAAATTAGTTTCTTGTGCTTCAGCATTAGCTTTTTCTTTAGTGATACCAGGTTGAGAAAAACTCACTAGTTGACTGTTTTCCACTTGAGCCTTGATTGCCGGCGCTTGAAAAGCTTTTATTTGCTCTTCTAGCTTTTGGCTTAGATTTTGAGCAGCTAAGTCCGGTGTGTCTTTGTTTTCCAGATCAAGCATAGGCTTTATGTTGGTGGTTCATTAATTTAGTAGTGGTGTTTAGAAAGGAGTGGAGAGAATTTGATTTATTGTTGTTTGTTCTTCGCTATCAAGTTCTTGCTGAGCTGTTGGTGGCATGCCGCCCAGTTCCATAAAGGCTTCAGGCGCCTGTCCAGCCGCTACCTTTTCTTGAAGCGCTTGCCCATAAGCAACTCCTCCAATTTTCTCAAGCTCTTGCTTTAAAGCATCAAGAGGAGACACAGACCCTACGTTGGCATTGGTTGGTTCTTTTGATTCAGGGCTGGGCTTCACCATGTATTTGCCCGGATCGTCAAAACCAAAAGAAACAAGAAGATCGTAAAATAAAGTTTGCCAATCAAGCAACGCTGCAAACTGCGGCACACTTCCTGTGAGCGTGATGAAGTCTGTGATGAGCTTAATCTTATGGTCTCTGTTGATTAAGCTTTGAGTGGCTGTTATGCGCACCGTAAAGTCTTTGCGCAAATCTGATGGAAGAAGTTTGAAGTAGTCGTTTATGCCTGGTTTGGCTCCCTTCAACCTCACTGTTTTTTGTTTTGTTGTATTGTCTCTCAAAACTTTATAAGCCCTTTGCAACAAAGGCAAAACAAAATTTTTCTCAAACAAAGCAAACACATCAGTGAGACGGTTTCCGCCAGCTTCTTTCACTGACTGAATTTCCTGTGCTGTGACGCGCTCGCCACTTCGGTAGGTGTTGGCGCTGATCATAGCGCCTGTGCCAATGTTGCGATCAATTTTTGCATCCAACACAGCAGCTTCTGTGTAGGTGATGTTGAAGTTGTTGGCTGGCGGACGCAAGGGCGTGATGGCGTCTGGACGCCCCACAATAAGCACTTTCCCTGGCTCTGTTTTGATGGAAGTTGGATCAGTGATTCCATCGTCAATAAAAAGCCACATGTTGTCGACAGACACAGCAATGTTGTCTAGTCGACGGTTCATGAGAATGTTGTTTTCTAAAATGAGCCCAAAGCTGCTATCAATGAGCGAAATTCCATAGGCAGACTCGGGCGTTTCAAACAACATAGCTACCAGCCAAGGACACTCACTTAATCCTTCTTCTTCATGAAGAACTTGTTTGTTGCTAATTCTGTAAAGGCGACCGTCTATTGGATCAAAAAATTCGCAAAGCTCGATGAAAGAAGAAGCTAGCGGAGATGGTAAGTCGTTCGCTAATTCTTTACTGTTTGGTGAAGTGGTGGAGAGCTTGTCAAAAACTGATTCAGGGTCTTCGTCTAGTTTGTTGAACAAACCAGACTCTGCCCAAGCAAGAAATTCTGCTTTGTTTAGCAAAAACTCTCTAAAACTGTAAGAAAATTTCGGACTATACCTCCTGCCAGTTTCCACATAAACGTGGGAGGCATTTAGGCACTCGAAAGCAAGCTTGTCTTCTTCACTGTCCCAAAAAACTCTCATGGCGCAAAACCCAGTTAAAAGAAGCTGAGTAGTCGCCACTCTTAGTTCTCTGTATAAGTTGCTGGCATTCAGGCAATCGCGAAAATAAGCAGAAGCTAAAGGCACTATTTCGGCAAGCCCTGGCTCATTGCTTTCTAATTCCACCCAATAGTCTGAATGAAACAAGGCATTGCGAAAATAAGCACCCACTGTTTCAATTATTTCAAAAATGCGCCCATCGTTGAGCTTTGATTGCCAGCCAGAGTCATTGTTCAGCCGCAAAGGCTGAGTTTTGTATAAGCGCCAAAGCTCTGCCCATTTAGCATTCAGGGACGCTCTAGCTTGCCTTTCTGTTTCAATTAGAGAACACAACACATCGTTCTGCTCAAGGTTCAACATAGGAACTCACTTCAAGCAAAAAATGAATTAAAAGAGGAAAGAAAAGACTGGTGATTAAATAAATCAAGAGGCAGAAAAGAACGAGCATTCGATTGTATTTGCGACGACGCAAAAACACTGTAATCAATTGATTCTCTTGCACTATTAGTTTTTTCCCACAGCGTGACAAGCGCATCTAAGAAATCGTCGTGCTTTGTGATTGGATAGAGAGAAAGCTCTTTCCAAATTTCTTCGTTGTTTCTCACTTTCTCGCTTATCCAGATTTTTCCACTTGCAATAGGAAGCTCCAACACACCTTGTATTTTGCTGTCCTTTATTCTTTGTTCATAGTGTCCAAAAGCCACCAATGGACGCCCATTCACAAATGCTTTTTCGTTTTTTAGCAGATCGCCTAATAATTTCCCTACGCCGTTTTCCTCAAAAAACACCCTAAATGACTGGAAAGCCAACGCCATATTTTTAATTGCTTCAACCACTTCATTGGCTGACAATCGCCCAATAGTTGCATCTTGCACTACAAGAGTGCCATCAATGAGCTTGAACCCTGCCAAGATGGCACAATAGTCTGCTGTTTTTGATGTGGAGAAAGCTGGATCAACGGCAATTACAGGAAAAACTTTATCCAACCTAGAATTGTCTTGATGGCGAAAATAACAACTACCTGCGTAGGTAAAGAAACAAGAAGAAGGAACAACTCTAATCTGACTTACATCGAATAAGGCATTGTCTTTATCAAACACCTTATTCAAATACTGAGAAGCAAATCTGCGTGGAGAAAGGCGCTTTTGCAAATTAGCAACCACCTCATCATTATATCGCTCTGGCCACAAATAGCCTTCGCTTGCATCTACGCCGTTCTTGTAAATGGAACGCTGAAAAACAATGTAGTGCCAATCGTGTTGGTTTTCTAAAATTCGCCCGTAATAGTCGTCAATGGAATAGCGCGTACCATTTACTAAAATTTCCCCTCCTACTGTGTCGAGAAAGGAAAAAGAAGAAGCTCCTAGCTCAACCACTTCTGGCGGATTCAACACCGACTCCACATCTGCAATCCACTCCTCTATCTGGTTTTTCTTTGTTTCGCTCTCAATGTTTTTGAAATCGATTAAGTCGTCCAAAATGATTAAGTCGTAGTGCATCCCCGTCACAGTGGTGCCCACTGACGTTGCAAACACCGTCGGCTCTTTGTAGCTACCAATCCTATTCACTTGAATGGCAGTGTTGTTCCATATCACTTTCTTGTCTTGAGCTTCTGTGTAGTCGTTTGTGTTGCGCATTTGGTTTCTTTTGTCAAGCGCAGGCAACAAAGGCCCTTCAATGTGCGGTCGGTTGTTCCACACGCTTTCTAGTTCCTTTCGTTCCAAATAAGAGCGCAACTCTCTAATAAACGAAAACGCTAGATTTTGCAAATTACACGCCACCAATATGCGAATGTCTGGATTTCTATAAATGCGCCAGAGCGTGTACAACACAGTACCAATTGTGGACTTCAGGTGCCCACGAGGCATTAGCACAAGCCGACGCAACCCCGCACCTTTCTCTTCCTTGTTAAACTTGAGCTTTTGCAGCGCTGTTTCGTTTGTTTGCGGAAAACAAATAAAAGAAACAAGCTCATCGTGACATGAACTAAAATTATCCCACCCTCCATGAAAATTAATCAAATCCGCAAACGCCTTCATGTCAGTGAGAGCTCTTACGGCAAGCTCTGTGTGGTTGCCGATTTTCTTTTTCTTTGCCCTTAGTCTGGTTTCTTTGTCCGGCTTATCCTCCTTTACTAGCTTTTTCCTGCCTCTCCTTAACGCCAGACTCTCCACACTAATCACTGTGCTCACAATATCAGTCCTCTTCTTCTTCTAGTTTTGGCTCTAAATTTCTGCCTCCCTATTTCTAACGCAGATAACAAAGAAGACATCATTTTTTGGCTCATCGCTTCATTTCTCTCCCTCTCTCTCATCTGATCTTCAATCAAGCCACGCTCAGACAAAAGAGTTGAGTAGCGAGTTCGCAAATCAGTTAGTTGGTTCAAATAATCAGCAAGCTGTCTTTTGTAGTTTTCCTGCTCAATTTGCGACTGCCGTATTTGATTCTCTAAAAGCCCATATGCTTCTTCGTTCCGCCTCGTTAACTCACTAATTGTTTGGTCAGATTTTTGCTTTATTTGCTCCATCGCAGCTTTCGCTTCTTCATTTAGCCTTTGAGCGTCTTGCATAGCGGAAAGCTGCACTCTTTCCACACGTGATGGTTTTCGTTTTCTAGTGCCCATAAAAAACTCTACAAACCTAGTGGTATTTGTTTTATTTATTGTGGTAAGTTGGTTTTTCGTGTTTTTGCAAACTCACTAATTCCGCTCACAATTGCATCTGCTGCTTTATCTGCATTGTAAAGCCTCATATCTAGCTCGCTATCACAAAAGCAAACCTCAACTAACACTGCTGGCGCTAGCGTGTGTTTAACAACAAACAACATATCTCCTCTCTTCACTCCTCTATTTTTAAACCCACACGCTTTACAAATCTCGTCGCAAATTAGTTTAGCCACTCTCCTTCCTGTACTAGAAATGGCAAAGCACTCCGTTCCATTTGCCTGCTTATTAAAGCAATTGAAATGCAGGCTCACAAACAAATCCACCTTTTCTTTGTTTGCTTTCTCCACCCTCGCTCTCAACGACTCAGAAACAGACCTCACTGGACTTTCTGGCAAGCACCACACCACTTCAACACCCAGCTTCTCTAGCCTCTCCTTGCACTTATCCGCTAGCTCTTTTGTGAGGAAGTCTTCAGTCGGAAATCGCGGAAATAAACCGCTGCAGCCAGTATCTGGCTTGCAATTGTGTCCTGGATCTAATCCTATCTTCATCTGCTTTTTAAAACAAAGAAAAACACAATGGGAACCCCGCGAAGCGGGAAGGGCCCCCACTTGCACTTGCTAGCAGGCCCTTTGTTGTTTTCTACTAACTCTATAGTGGGGCAAATAAAAAACCAGGGCTTGCGCTTTGCCCTGGCTATAAAAGAACTGCAACTAGTTTTTAAAACTCGTCGTCGTCTGAATCTGTTGGGAACAAACTAATTTCATCGCCATCACCTATTAAGCTATCATAGGAATTAATTGCGTGCCAAGTTAAGGCACTTACAATCCAGTTGTATTGGTCTTTTGTTGACTTTAGCCAACAATGTGTTAGAAATTCAGCCAACGCATTTACAGTGTCTAGCTGATACTTATCATCTTCTAGGTGCGGATTCATGACAACTAGACGATGTTGAACTAATCCTAGAAAAATAGTAGGAAGGTCTGAGTCTACTAGCTGATTCACTATTTTAGCAGCATCATATAGCTGTTCCATTAAGTCGTAGTCAAATCTGCCAAAAGCAACTGACTTTACTGAATTTATAAAATCATAGTGGCTTATCTTTTCCATAATTGTTTGCTCCTTCTTTTTTTGTTTTCTAGTTTCACTATAGCAAGCCTTACCAAGTTGTGCAAGTGCTGATTAATTAGTTTTTCTTATACTCCTCCTCTTTTACCACCTTCCTTTGCCAAACAAAAACCCAACTTGCAAAACTTGGCCCTAGAATCGCCTAGAAGGCCTCTGTTTTTTGCTGAATGGCCAATCATACCTGAAGCAAATTAGAGGCGCCTTCTAGGGCCTTCTAGAGGCCTCTAATTGAACGTTTGAAAAGGCGGGGGGACTACTACTATAAAAGCCAACCGCTTAGCCTTGTCTTATTTGACTTAAAACAAAGAACTAATTTATTTCCCCTGTCCGGTCTCGCTTCTGCCGCATGTGCTTTCATCAGCAACTGGCAGCGCACTTTCTCTAGTTTGTTTTTCTTGTTTTGAGAAGAAGAGCTAGCACTTGCTTGTTTAGGAGCTAGTCCAAAAACAAACCCACCAGTTTGTTTTTGGACTAGCAAATAGCAAGTGCTGGCTAGTTTATTGAGCTAGGACTAAGACTAACACTAAGTTAGTCTTAGTCCTAGCGAATAAAACAATTGGAGCTAGTCACGAGACTAACACCAAGTTAGTCTCGTGACTAGCGAACAATAGGGAAAAGAAAGCAAGCACTTGCAAGAAAAAAAGAACAATAGAGCTAGTCTCATTAAGAGCTTGGCGCTCTTAATGAGACTAGCGACTAGCAAGTGCTAGGTGGTAAAGCAAGCACTTACCAGAAAAACAATAAGGGAGCTAGGAAAAGACTAGCACTAAGCTAGTCTTTTCCTAGCGACTAGCAAGTGCTAGTTGTCTAAGCAATTGCTAGTTTATTTAATTAATAAAATAAAATACTAGCTCTTACTAGCACGTAGTTAGTTTGTTTGCTAGTCTATGCTTTGTTTTGTTTTTCACTTACGCTCGCATAGGCTTGCTTTCTTTCTTTCTTCTCCTTTCCGCTTGCTTGCTTGGTTTGGTTCTTTGTTAAAAGGCTGTAGCTAGCTGGTCTGGTTTTGGTTGTTTGTTAGTTATAAAATTTTCTTATAAAATGAGAACGAGCTGGTTTTTTCAGGCTTTTGTTCCTTTCTTTCCCCACTCTTGCACGCGCGTGCGCGCAATAGGGCACCAACCTCCTATTTCACAAAAGGAAAATTGGTTTTTGCGAGCTAGTGGGGAAAAGCCAACGCAAGCGAGAGCAACTAGTTTGTTGGTTTGTTTTTGGTGGCGAAATTTTGCTGAAGTAGTGTGGGGGCAGGCAGGCGCCAACTTTCCCCCCATCGAAATTTGAGGGTTTTGTTTTTAATTCCGCAAGCAAAAGCCCATAGGCCAGTGGCAGCTGGTATGAGTGGGTTTGCCGCGGCTGCGACTAGCCCAGGCTTTCGTGCTTTGTTCTCTGTTCCTTTCCTTGTTGGAAAGCCCTAGCTTGTTTTGTGGAACACTGTGTTGGTTTTCTCGTTCTTCTGCAGCCAGCTCTTGCTTTATTTAATCTAGCCCCAGCCAGCCTGGAACACCCTGTTGGTTTTCCTTGTTTGTTTGTTTGTGATTTGGCTTGACAGTGCAGCACTTGCTTGCTTGTGCTTGTGACTTTTTTGGTAAAGCAAACTAAGGCCTCAGTGTTTGCTTTGGCTTGGGCTTGCCTTGGTTTGTTTCGGAAATTAGGTTCCTTTGTTCTAAAAAGGAACTTAGTTAGCTCTTGCCTTGTTTGTAAGGGGCTTTGCTTTATTTTGTTAGTTGGTTGGCTCTTGCTTAGCTTTTCCTACCAAGTTAACAAACAGGTGACTTCAAGCAAGTGATTGCAGCCCCTTGAGCACGAGCTGAGCTGAACTTAGTTTTCTTTTCTCTTGTGCGCGTGCGCAAGAGGGGACGAACTGAGCGTTTTGAGAAAAAATTTTGACAGCGTTTGCTTAGCCTTTGCTTGGATGCCCCTGGGGGGGATGCGAGCGAAAGCCAGTTAGCAAGCGGGCGCCAGAGGCGGACCGTGGCGCAAAGAAAATTAATGTTGACAGTGTCAACTTCCTCAAGCAAAAGCTTAAAGCAAGTGCAAGCGCTTAGGGGAAAGAAAAAGCAGCTAGCGGGTGATAGCTGATTAGGAAAAGCCACTAAACCCACTAGTTTAGAATTTGCTTTTTCTTTGTTTGGAAGTGGTGTCAAACTTAATTCCTGCCACAGCAAAGTCTGGCGATGCAGAGTCAGGAAACAAAAGAGCGAGTTGGAAGGCTTCGGCTGAGCCTGCTGCTTTAAGGCGGATGAGGGAAGAAGAGCCAGGTTGCGGGTGAGGGAGGAAAGCAGCATTAAGCAAGCCTTCGCCTAGATTTGTGGGTGAGCCAATAGAGAAAGAAAGCAGTTCGTCTAGAGTGTCGTCGTAGGTGGGGGAACAAAGCACTATGCGAGCAACAAGCGTGCCGGAGCCTCTCACTATGAGGCTGAAGTGGCGAAGTTGGTAGGAGTGGTCGAACTTTGGACCAGAGAAGGCTTTTGTAACGAGAGAACCTATGATAGGGAATTCACTCATTCCTCCTTGTAATTCAGAGATGAGGAAAGACGACCCGTCTGTTGATTGAGCGTGGTTGTAGCCTGGTGCTTGTTTGGCTTTGGGAGAAAAGAGCGAAATAAATTCAGCAGGTGTGGTGAGAGGAGAGCAATCAGTGGGAGTGGGTGAAAGTAAGAGAGAAGGTCCAGGCAAATCCACATTAAATCGATCGGAAAGGAGAGGAAGATCAACAAAGTCACGAGAGAGAGAGCGGTCCCACTCGCAAACAACAACCACTCCAGAAGGGTTGGGCGGGAGAGTGTAGGATTTAACAAAGAAGCCATCGAAAGTGGAGTTTAGCCAGATGGGAAGGCTTGTAGCGACTTTAATAGTGTAGAAGGAGCTTGAATCCACGTGAAGAGCGAGCAATTGAGAGGAAGAAGCCCAATTAACAAGTATGCTACGAAGTGAGGGGCTCCAGACAATGGAGGATGGTTGTTGTTGGAGCCAGAATTGACTAACGTGTTCGGAGAGCTTAATGGTTTCGTAGTTGTTAGTGGAGTCGTTGAAAGTAAGGGCAAACAAACCACTTTCAGAAGCAAAGAACAACTGATTGTCAAACACACAAAAGCCTTCAGAGTTTGGTCGTTCTAAGCTAAAGAAAGCGGCTTGTGCATCAGTGGCAGAGGGAGGGTTTTGGGAAGATGATGAGCCTTTAATTTGAAAAATTCCTTTGTCTGAAGAGGCAAACACTACGCCATTTAGGGAACTAATTCCCTTCACGTTAGCGCAATTGAGCTTGATGGAGAAAGCAGAAGCTTGGTTAAATTCAATTGTGCTCACTTGTAAGTTGTTGAAGCTGATGCTTCGATATGACCAGTCACTGTGGGAAAAAGCCACAGTATTGTCTCGGCCAGCAAGAATGAGACGATTCCCTACAACTTTAACAATGAAGGGATAGGAGTGGTTGATGGTGTCAGCAATGCTGTTGTAGCCATAGAGGGGGATAATCCAGCTATCGCCGATCTCAATGCTACCGTCAGAGGGGTTAGGTTCTAGGTCAACAACACTGGTAGACCAGCTAGAGCGCCAAGGTGTGGAGAGAATGAGCTCTACAATGGCATCAGCGCTAGTGCCTGGGTTGCGATAGCCTGGCAGAGAAGGATCGTAGTTTGCTGTGGAGAAGAACGAAGCTGAGCCAGAGCTTATAGGAGTGCCATTGGAGTCGTGGAATGTGGGGAAACTTAGTTGTTTTTTATCCACAAAAATTTTCATTTCGCTAATGGGAACTAGCAAGCCATTGCCCAACAAAATCTTGCGAAGGCGGCAAAACAACAAAGAAGAAGGAGCATTGCCAGTTTGAAGCCCACCGAAAGCCACAAATGCTGGCGATGGGTTGGTTTGTTGAGCTGGGGTTGTAATTAAGTAGGAGCCATTAGAAAAAGCCCATTCATCCGAGTTGAGTGGGAGGTTGTTTTGTTTCCAGGTGTAGAGGGGGGCTGCAGCATTTGGAGGGTTTGATTTAAAAACAAGAAGAGATGGAATGTCAATGGGCTGACTTTGTGGTTCGTTAATGATGGGGTTGTCAACAAGCGTGGGTGGGACTGTTACATTCACATCAAGAGGAACAGAGTTTTTCCTCACAGCAGAAAAAGACAAGTAAGAGCCGGGATAGTAGTTAGCATCGGCGAATCGGAGCCAGTAAAAGGCATGAAATTTGATTGTTTGTCCCACCTCTGCCCAAGAAAAGCTAGAAGCAGAAGTGAAGGTGATGGTGTTGTTGTTTTGCGTAACAGAAGTGGGGCGATGGAGAAAGCTGGTTGGGCTCCAAATGCAGCAATTTAGGTCGGACAAAGAGTTGTTTTTCGGCCATCCGTCGATGGTGAACTGAATTGTTTTTTGGTCTGAGGAAAGAGACACCACATTTCCTCGTCTAATCAAACAACAAAAACTGACTAGAGGAGAGGAGGGTGTGGCGATAAGCACATGACCGTGGTTGTTATCAGCAACCAGGTCAAATGTGGCGGTTTCATTTAAACTTTCTAAGCGAAAGCACTGGCTTTTAAAAACAAAAGAACGATAGATGCCTTCATAATTAATGCCAGAAAGAGTGAGTCCGGTTCCGTTTCTGACAATAACGTAGTTTTCGTTGTCTAGAACGAACCTAAATATTTGGAAAGCCACGTCATGATTCACATTACTAATCAAATTTGTGACTTTACTTCCACATCGTTTCCTAATTTCTTTGTTTTCATCCACGTAAGCATTGGTGAGTTTGTCAAGCCAGATGGGATCAATGGTTGTGTTGAGAGTGGCTGAAGACAAACCTTCAAATGCTGACACAATAGGAGTGTCGGGATCTGGCGTTAGTTGTTTTGGAGTGATGGGCTTAATTGGTTTCATACAAACGAACCTTGTTAAGGAAGATTTTCGTGTTGATGAGGAACAAAGCTTCCACTTTGTCGAAGCGCTTCACAAATAGAGCAGTTTGAAACAAAGTTCTCTTCAATGGCTTTATTTCTTGATTGTCTTTCAAAGCTGTTGGTTGGGCCTGCACCTGGAATAGAGTATTTGCGTCCGGCCCATTTACCAAGCAAAGAAAGCTCGTAGCCGAACGTGGTGCCAAGGTCGTTCATGCGCAACTTGAATGGGTCGCCTCCATCAATGATGTATTGGCGCATGTTTTTGCCGCCAAGGCTTCGCAAAGGAACAGTGCCTGCTCTTGTTAAGATCCAGAAATCTGCAATGGAAGCACGATGGCCTTTCTTTTTCAAAACGTCGAACCAACCTACTTTTTTGTAGTAATCAACAACCATGCGGAGCTGTTCTTCAAAAGACTTTGAAGCTGCTGTTGGGTCGTCAAATCCAATAATGCCTGATATTCGTCCGCCATGGCGTTTGCGAATGTCCCACCCACATTCTTGTTGAATTATGTCCGCTAACCATTCAGCAGGAATTTGGAGAATTTTAGCTGTATCAACAAGAGCTCGTCTCCAGTTTGGTTTGTTTTTGAGAACTGCATAGTTGTAGTGGTTGTTGTAGTCATATGTTATGTTGTTGCCTCGTGTGAAGGGCATAACAGTTTTGCGCAAAGGCTTTTGCGCACTAAACACAGATTGAGCAGGTACTGGTGGGGAATTAACAGCTTGATAAGTGTTAGCTTGGAACGCACCTTGATTAATCACAAACGCTTGCATTGGTGCTTTTAGGTGGGGGTGTGTGCGTGCAAACGCTACATTCACGCGTGGAGCCACCACATTAGAATCAGATACAGAGAGTTTCTTTAAATGGTCAACGGGATCAACCACACCATCCCAACCAAAACTCGGTATGTAGTTGCCTTTTTTATCCACAGAATAAGATTTCCTCACTTCAAAATGGAGGTGCGGTCCACCAATGTTGGTGCCGCTATTGTTGCTGTAGCTTATAATTTGACCGGCCTTCACTCTCTGACCAGTTTTGACAAGCGCACCTTGGTGAGCGTAGCGATAAATGTAGCCGTTGTCCCCGATGATATCAACGAAATCTCCATAGCCATCGGCTCTCCCAACGTAAGCAATTCCGCTCACTAAAGCCACAGCTCTTTCATTTCCATCCACGCCAAAGTCAACACCAGCATGGCGGCGACCACCTGATCTTGTTGCGCCAAACCCGCTAGTAATAGGGGCATAAGCTCCGGCTGCAACAGGAGAAATAATTGTGGTGCCATCAACTTTTAGTTGTTGTAGACGAGCTCTAGGAGCCACACGCACCCTTCCGCGCTCGTCCACGTCGGGTGCAAACGTGGACGAGCCGTCAAAATTTGGCTGCACTCCATAAGGAGGGGGCAGAAAAAGTCGTTGTTGTTGCTCATTAATGTATTTGAGAGCGTTGTCTAGTTCTTTCTGATAGAGGTCTTTGTTGCGTTTGGCAATTTCGTTGATTTCGTTTTTAGGACGAAGAAGACCTGCTTGTTCAAGATGCGGGTAACGGGCTATAAGCTCTTGTCGTTTGGTGTTGGCTTGTTGAATTATGGCATTCTGCACTTGCGTGATGGCATTTTGCTCTAGAGTAAGAGCTTGGTCTAGAGCCTTCATGTCTATTTCTTCATTAGGCCTGCTCAGCTTACTAACAACAATGCCATAAAGCTCAGGAGCGTTTTGCTGAAGTTGGTTGAGCAGCTCAATGTCGCCCGGAGAAAGCTGTCCTTTGCTATTCCGTGTAGCGAGTTGTTTGATTAGTTGAGCCATGTCGCTGGCTCTTCGAAGATTAAGTCTTGCAAACGACACATTCAAGCCAGCAATTTCAGAGTCAAGCTTCGCTGCGTCTTGCTCGTATTTTGCATATTCTTCAGCAAGAAACAATCCAGTTTTGATAGCTGGGTTCTCGGCGTATGGAGAAGCCTTTAAGTAAGAGGCGTAGAAGGGATTGGATATTGCATTAGCTGCCACCCAAATGGACAAAGAATCAGAAAATTTATATTGGGAAGCAGATAACTTGGCAGCTTCTTCCTGTAGCTTTTGACGAGACAAAGCTAATTCTGCTGTTTCTTTTTGTAGTTTCTCAGCCTCATTAATTTTAGCCACGTTGGCAGTCCAATCCCCATACTTGATTGAGGCAGCGCCAACCTTAGCCTTAAACACATCGTAGTTGTTGTAGTCGCGAGAAGAAGGCAGCCTAAATTCAAGCAGTGCCTTATTGTATTCTTGAATGAATTGTTGGAAATTGTACAAGTCTGCGTTGTACTTTGCGTAGTTTTCTGCTTTAATCCCGTAAGCTTGCGTTGTTTGCCTAATAATTTTCGCAGCAATGTTGAGCTTCTGTTCTTCAGTGAGCGTGTTTTCAGAAGCGAGGAAAGACTTAAGCTTTTCGCTAATTTGATCAAGCCAAGGTTTAGCTTGTTGTGTTACGCCAGCTTTCTTTATGTTTGCAAACAACAAAACTAAATCTTGTTCTAAGCCTGCTTCAATCACGTCAGCTCTTGCAGCTTGCTGGCGCTCCACAGCCTCTGCTAATTTTCTCTGCCGAGAAGAAGCCACTTGTTCCGCTACTTCATTTATTTTGCTAATCAGCTTAATCCTGTCTTCTGGTTCGAGAGAATCTGATTCAGCAATTATGCGAGTTGCTGCGTCTCTAAATGACTGAGCTCCTGAAACTACATTTCCTTTTTCATCGACTAAATCTCGATTAAAGCCATTGCTTTCATAGTAGTCTTGAATAAGTTGGCCTAATCGAGACAAAGCATTTTCGTAGTTTTGTTGCTTTTGAAGTTTTTGTTGTGCTTCTATTAATTTGTTTTTGTTTTGTTGCTGATAAGCAAGAGTTTGGAGGGCTTTCTCAGCAAACTGCGCCAATGCAGAAGGCTTAGCTGCTGCAGCAGCTTGTGTGGAAAGCAATTGCTGAGACAGTTGCATTAGGCGCTCATTATTTTGCAAGGCTGTGTCTAGAAATTTTTGGGTGCTTTGTTGCACCGCCAATGAAGACCCAAGCGCTTTTTCTAAAGTTTTGGCTGGTTCATTGAGAAAGTCTGCAACCAGCTCATCGCTACCAATAAAACGAGAATTTAACAAAGACATAGGACTAGAGAGATAGGGTTAGGGGTTTGTTAGGAGAAAGCAGGTTGTAGGTGTTGTAGGCGCCCAGCGCCACGTTTGCATAGTCAAAAAACCCTGGACGAGAAATTAGTTGTTTTTGTGCTTCAAGAGTTTCTTTTGACAAAGTGTTGCCGAGAGCTAGCGCCTGCTCATTTACTTTCTGTTGCAAGTATCGGCTCTTTTTCTGAATGTCTGAAGCTAACAAAGACACATCGAAGTTTGTTTGGTTTGCCAGGCGTTTGCCCTCAGAAATAATGTTGGACAAGCGCTTAGACAGCTCTGCCTCTCTTTGTAAGTTTTGCAACCTAGCATTAGAGTCAAGCTCTTGCGCGTTTGCTTCTAACAAGCCCATATCAGCTAACAAAGTTGCTAGTTGTTTAGTTAGTTGGGCTTTGTTTTCTTTATCTGAAAGAGTGAGGTTTTGTTGTTCCTGAGCTCTTTTAGAAGCGAACTCATTTCTTAGTACATCGTATTTGTCTGTGTCAAGCAAAAGAGAAAGGGCTTCATTTATTCCCCCTTGAGCTGCTGCTGCATCTAACAAAGAAATTAAGGAATTTCGTTGTTCGTCTTTGCTAGCTGAAGCGTCAATTAGTTGCTTTAGCAGAGCATTATTTGTGTCGGTTGATTCTTTAATTGCAGCAATAAGTTCTTGTTCAGCTTGTTGCTGTTGTTTTTGTTTAAGTTCTTCTGCGCTAAGCCGTTGCTTCGAAACAACTAATTTGTCTTTCAAATTTTCCACAGACGCTGCCAATATTGCATTGTCTGCAGCATTTTGATTTACAAGCTGTTGAAGTTTAAGTTGGCTGTCAGTAGCTAAAAAATTTTGCCTAGCTGCAGCTTCAGCCAATGCATCGTTTAGGTCGCTAATTGCTTGTTGTTGTTTCAAAGCAAATAGTTGTAAGTCGGCTTGAAGTTGTTGTTGTCTTTTTTGCTGGTCTAGAAGTTTTCGTTGGGCTTTAGCTTGTTTTTGTTTCTGGTTGAGGGAAGCCAGCCCTCCGACAACTGAAAGTCCGGCTCCTATAGCTGCTGTTGCTCCCATAGACTAAATTAACTAATTCATAGTGGGCTTTGTTCAGAATATAGTGGTAAAAGCTAAAAAGTGCAGCAGGGCCCCACTAGCTTTTGCTAGCGGCACCTGCAGCAGGGCCCCACTAGCTTTTGCTAGCGGCACCTGGGAGCAATTTGTAGGCACTTTTTATTTTGCTTCAAACCAGCTTTCGCCCACATTCCATTCACCGTGGATTCGTATGCCGGGCAATAGGTCCATCCTATTGTTCCATATGTGGTTTAGTTCGTTCTTTAGGAGGTCTGCATTTTCTTCTTTGCATTCCACAACAGCTTCATCGTGTATCACGTTGACTAGCTTGCCTCCGTGTTTTTCAATCACTGGGAGGCTTTGAACAAGAAGAATGTGCAGAATGTCTCTGGCTGTTTTTTGAATGAGCCAATTAAAAGCTTGCCGTTCTCCTCTTCCTCTAATCCAAGGTTCTTCGGCAAGAAGCTCATTATACACGCCTCTCCCACCAAAAGGATTGGTGAGATAGGCAGTTCCTTCCTCCCTTCCTCGCTTGCGAGCAGTTTTCCAAACTATTTGCTTTAATTGTGCAATAGCTGGCTGCGACTCTTCCACAGCTTTAAATATGCGTTCGGCTTCTTCAAGTGACTGCACCACGCCCATGGAAAGTAGTCGGTTTGGACCTCCTCCATAGATCAGCATGAACAACACACTCTTCGCCACACTTCTTGGGATGCCCCAAAGCTTAGCGTTTTCGCCATGCACATCAAGGCCTTTGTTGCACGTACGCAGTAGGTTGTAGTCGCCGCAAACTTTAGCTAAAAACCACGCCAGCACCACCACTTCTATGCGGTCGAGGTCAGCAACTAGAATTTTATTTCCAGGCTCTCCAGTGTAGAGTTGGCGAAATCTCATGCCATAGTCGTGGGGAGTTCGATAGTCTGGGTGTTTGTCATCAAAAGGCCGCGGCATGTTTTGCATGTTGGGGTTTCGTGTGGCTAGCCGGCTCGTTCGGCTGCCGTGTTGGAAGAAATCACAATGAATTCTTCCATCAGTGCCAACGAATTTTTTCAAACCCTCCACCATGGTTGCATATTTTTCGAGCTTAATTAATTTAGCGAAGGGGAGGTGGTCTGGTAAGTCGTCGGCTATTTCTTTGAAAAAGTCTTTGTTTAAGGAAGGCTTGCCAGTGCTTGTTTCTCTAGCCCGGCTTAATAGTTCTGGCGCCTCCTTATTTAAAATCCACCACAAATGACCAGTTGCCGCCTGACTATTAAATGGGTAAAGTTTGCAGTGGTCATAAACAACAGAAGGGTCGGAAGCTATTATTTGCCCTTCGTTGTCCACATAAAAACTTGCATAGGATTTGTTTTTGCTTCTTCCTTTTTTATAAATGGTTTCTTTTGGCACAAATGCTTTTGTTTCTTCGTCCCACTCTAATTTAGGCAACAAAGGATAGCGGGCTTGTATTAGTGCATTGGCTTTCTCAATTTCTTTCTCTAGCTGCGCTTTTAAATCAGCAAGGCGATTTTCATTTACGTGGAAGCCTTTAGTTTCTAGGTGGCTCAACACTTCCACCATGGGCATTTCTAATTTCAGTAAAGTTGGTATTAGTTGTGGGTTGTTGTTGTACCAACGAACAAGCCTCTTATAGAGAAAGTAGCAAGCGCGTAAATCTTGAAAGCAATACGCTTTCATAAGATCTAGCACTTGCTGGTTGTTTGTCCAATCTTGCTTCCAGAAATCTTCTATGTTGTTTGGACAATCAATGCCCGCTTTTGCTAGTTCGTCAATTAAATTTTGCTTCTGATTAGTTAAAGCTTCCAAGCTGTAGCTTGGTAAAGTAGGGTCTTGGAGATAAGCCATCATTTGAGTGCAGAGCTTCAGAGCGTTTCTCTTTAGCTTGAGTCCTCTGATTTTCAACACAGAATAGTCAAATTTCAAATTGTGGGCAATTAGGGTATAGTTTTCGTTTGTTTTTTCTTCCAAGAAAGCAATTGCTTTTTCGGTTGAAGAGAAATGAAAGAAGGTTTTTGTGTCTCCGTCAATAAGCAAACAACAAACCATGTAGAGCGGAATGTCTTTGTTCCACTTGGCATCTAAGTTGGCCGCTTCAACATCAAGAAACAACAACTTATCTGTGGGCAGTTGAATGGAATTTTTTGTTGGTGGGCCGCTCGCTGTTGCTAGAGTGGGCCCTACTACAATAGCTGATCCCTTTGATTTGATTTGAGTTGATTTTATAGTACGCATACTTCACCAGCTCTATTACAATTTCTTCCTTCACCATTATAGACGAAAAACAAAAGACTTGATATCCGTGCATTTGCGCACGGTTTAGCTTGGTGTAGTCGCGCTTTACACCATGAGCAGTTCGGTGAGCGCTAATCTTCCAGCTTCCTGTGCCTCCATTTATCTCAATAAGAATGTTGGTGCCTGTAATTCGAAAATCAAACACATAGGGGCGTTTGAGTCCTCTAATGCGATGGTCTTTAAATTGCGACTCAAGATAGAGGTCGGGAGCTAGTTTGCTCCAAATTTCACTAAATTTTTGTTCAAGAGAAGATTTCATATCGTGATTGCTCTAGATAATTGGATTTCCGCTAAACAAATGATAGTGCCACCATGCGCCAGCTTCTCTAGCTTTCTTGTGCCAACGAGCAAACTGAATAGCATCATCTTCCTCTTCTTCCTGTGAGTGGTCTGGTGCTGGCTCTGGCTGCGGCTCAGTTTGTGGCAGCTGCTGCTTTACTTGTGGTTGTTGCTGAGGTAAAGGATGAGGTAAAGGATGAGGTAAAGGAGCAGGTTGTGGAGGGTGTGCAGCTAGCTTTTCTTGTTTGTCATTTTGTGGTGGAGTGTGGTTAGCGGCACCACTAGCAAGAGCTGGCAGCTCATCAGCATCAGCATCAGACTCAGCAGGCTCATCAGAAGAATAAGATTCTTCTTCTTCAAACTCGCTATCTTGTTCGTCTAAACAAACAACTTCATTTTCATTTTCATCAACTTCAACCAACCGCCAACAATTAAACTTAAGCCTTATGTCTATGTATTGGCCTCCCATACGTTCGAGCTTTAACGTCTCGACGTAGGTGAGGCGTTTGGCTGGATCAAGAGCCACGCCAAGAACCAAATCAGAATAGCGAGCAATAGCGCCATTGTTATAAATGTCGGATAAAGAAGGCCTATATATTTTGTTTCTGCTAACTTGAGCTTGTGGTTTTCGTGTATGACAAAGCACAATGATAGGGAGAGCGTGTTTTTCAGCCAATCCTTTGAGAGATTTCGTAATGTGCTCAAGTTCTTCTGTGGTGCCCTCAGCAGAAATGGCCAAGATGTGGTCAATGACGAGAAGCTCAGGTTTGTTGCCTGCCGCTTCTAATTCATAAATTTTCTGGTCAATTTCATCAACTTCACACTGACCGAACCTGCCAAACAAGAAAAGATTTTTTGTGATGGTGCTGCAGATGTCAGCGAGTTGTTCTTTCTCCTCAGGTGAAAGGTTGTGGAGTGTTTGTCTGTCGTAGTAGTTGGTGCCTGTAATTGTGCGCACCAACTTGAGCGCCACCTCTGCAGCTCTCATTTCTGCCGAAATCATGAAAACTTTCTTTTGTTGGTTGAGGGCAGATAAAATCATGTGCTCGACTAATGTGGACTTGCCCTTACCCGCATCCCCAACCACAGAAATAAGTTTGCCAGGAAGAAGCTTAACAGCATCAGTGAGAGAAGGCGAAAACTCAAATTGAATGTAGTCGCCTTCGCTGATGTTGTTTAGATAGGCCATAAATTCTTTTGTTATTTGCTGATGGTCTAAAACGTCGGTTGCCAGCAACGAAGACGAGTTGTTAATGAGCTCTTCTAAATTCTCCCCAAGAGCAACTAAATCACAAATGTCTTTGGCTTTTCCCTTTAACGAACCTGGAAAGTTAATTGTGCAGAGCTTAATTTTTGGGTTGTGTTTCTGCACATATTCGTAGATGGTAGTAGTAGCACGCTTGCCGGCTTCATCATCGTCAAGAGCTAAAACAATGTTGTATTTTTCCAAATACCTAACCATGAATGCTGCAGCCTTGCGCGCAAAGGAAGCAGACAACAACCCAACCACTGCAATGTCATCGCGATGAGACAAAGCACTTGCTGCACACAAAGTATCGGTGCAGCCTTCGCAAACAACAATGGTTTTGGCTTTTTTGTTTCTCCGGAACGTGTTCCAGCCAAAAAAAGGGTTGGTTAATGACCCGCCCTTTTTATTGATAATTTCGCGAGACAACGTACCCTCTAGTGCATTAATAGCACGTAGCTGGTAGCTTTCTTCAGACCCGTTTATGTCCACAAATGGGAACTTAACAAAAAGCTCCCCAGTTTTTGGGTGCTGAACTACTTTAACGTCGTAGTCTTTAACCGTCTTCTCCGACACCCCTCTTTTATTTAAAACAGAAGCAGCACTAATTTCCTTCATTGTGATTAGAGCCTCCTTGTTGTTTTGTTTGTGGTTTCCATTTGAAAGTTCATAGTAGTTGCATGCAAAGCAGTATGCACTTCCATCATCGTAAATGACTAAATTGTCTTGTCGCGTGTCTCCGCCTCGTTTTGCACAGGCGGGACATTGTTTTTTTCCAATAGCTGTTCCCATAAGGTTAGTCCTCCTTTACCGCACTATCATTGTACCATAGCCTAAGCGAGCTAGCCAAAGAAGAGAGAAAAACAAAGAAGAAGGCAAATGGCTGTCTAGAATTGGGTCTAAGTCGAAAAGCTTGGTAATTGCAAAAGCAGCTTGTGAAGCACAAGTGAAGGGCAGATGAAACTTAATTTCATTTTGTGTTTCACTAACTAGCTTCATTGTGCCAGGCTTCAAACTAAAATCAATTAAAAGCTCGGTTGGCTTAAACTTTGCTCGCTTAAATTTTAGTTGCTCTTGCAAACAAACACACCAAAACCCAATCAAATAAGAAACACAAGCCTTCACATCGAGTTTGCGATTGTTGAGAAAGTCTTGATCAAGCATGAATTTGGCTGCTTCTAGCCTTTCTTGTTGTTCTTCTGTCTCGCAAACACCTTCAATAATGAAAACAGCCTTTACGAGTGGGTGAAAGAGAATGGTTTCGTTAAATTCGTATTTGCTACAGCCTTCCAAACTCACCTCATACACCCAATTGTCTAGAACAACTGCACAATGTGTGAAGGGCCTGCTATCAAGTGCTAGTGGGGGCCCTTCAGCAGAGCTGGTTCCCCTACTGGGAGCAGGCTTGCCAAAGCATTTGGTGTAAGTGGTCACAAACCAACCCATCACCTTATCTAACAACGACCCACTGCGGTCTGGTTTAAAAAACAACACCATAAAGTTATTTGAGCGGTGGTTGTTGCTATTCAACGCAATCGTCTTGTTCATTTTCTTCTCCATTTTGTTGGTTTGCTTTTGCTTCCAAATAAGAATTGAGAGGCACGTTAATTATGTAGTAGCCGTCTAGAAAATTGTCAATGGCCATTGCCGCCTTTTTTCTCGTGCTTAAGTTCCACGACGGCAACGACTTCATCAAGGTGTTAAATAAAGCCTGGAATTGTCCTTCTGACAACGAAGATTTTTGTTGATATTGTGCTAAGAGCGTAGGTAAGTCGTTTTCGCCTACTTTGTAGTCGTCGTCATGCACGTCGCGAAACTTCTTATAAACAATGTAACATTGAAGCAAATCTCTCAAGTACTTGTTTGAAAACATTCCGTGATAGGTTGAGTGTTTGGGCATTTTGCGAAGCTCTAGCCCATCAAACACCACCTCTCGCCAATCCACATTAAAAGCTATTTGCAGGCCTTTAGCAAACAAGTAGCGAGGCAGGTAATTGCGAAAATTCAGCAGAAATTTTTCAGCATCTGGTTTTTTGTCCATTCTTATAAAGTCAATAAAATCTAGCGCTGCTTCTTCTGCAATTGTTTGGGCAAATCTGCCCTTTCGTTTGGCTAAAATTAACAAGCCAACAATCGCGCCTTTTAGTGCATCGTAGTTAGAAGTGGCAATTAAATTGGTTGAACGAATGTGAAAATAAACCTGCTCAAACCTAATAGGGTAGATGCACAAATTTATAAAACAAAGAACTTTGTGTTTGGTGTCAAGAAGGTGTGGGTTTTTCCTGATGATTTCATCGCGAATGATTTTGTTGTTGTAGTGCATAATCGTATCCTCAAATTCAAATTTAGCTAACTATTGCAGTAGGGCCCCACTAGCTCTTGCTAGCGGCACCCTTTGCAAGCAGCTAGTGGAATGCTAGCTGCTTCTTTTTTATTTTACAATCTAGCCTTCGCAAGCACAACTTATTTGACCTGGCTGTTGTGCCCAATCAGATAGAGCTTTCTCCACATCAAAGTCCACAATACCTTCTGTGGATTGCCACAGCTGGTCTTTACGAAGACTAGCTTCATTAGCTGGCTTAAGCCGATAGTATAGGCTCCTTATGTGAAGGAAAGGCTCTTCCTTGTACCAGCTTACAAAGTCTTGTTCTGTAAATTTGTCTCCGTAAAAGCAATGACTGTGTCTGTGAGCTAACCCAGTTGAATTTATCAGAAGCTGCATTGCCGCGCTAAGATCTCGGTAATCTGCATACGGCACCTCATACACGGTCCAGGTAAGAGGATGATACTCTATTAATTGGTCGCCTTTAATAGCAGACTTAAGAATCGTCCTCACGCTATCTTCAGTTTTTAAGCCGATCACCGGCTGTAGCTCCGGCGAAGAAACGAACCCAAACCTGTCTGTGCTGCGATGGGCTGTAGACACGGTGGGTTGGAAACAAAAGGCACGCTCAACCAAGCCTTCTATTTCTTTTGTAGCTTCTAAGTAGCCTTTCGCCAAAGCCGCAACAATTTGATGAGCTTTTGATTGCTCTTGCACATCAGAAGCCAATTGAGAAATTTCGTCAATTGTAGATAAGTGCCCTCCACATGCATAAATTGTGTGGAGGAGCGCATCTGCAAGCTCTCTGTAAGTGATGCGATTAGCACCAAGAAAAGAAGCCATGCCGAACAAACCAAGTCCAAATTGTCGGTTCTTTGGATCGTCACAATACAAAGGAGTGGATTTGATGAGTTCGTTGCTTTGGCGCATGTGCTTGTACATGGCCTTAGCTGCTTCTTTCATAACACAAGGAAATAAGTCAACTAAGCCATTCAAGCTAAATTGGCTGAGATTAATGGCACCAAGCACACAAGTGCCTCTGTGTGGTATCTCAACCTCCGTACAGAGGTTGGTGAATAGCCCAGCTCCAGACGGCTCTTTTACCAGGAAACACTGAAAATTGTCGTAGGCTTTGGTGAGCAACCTAATCAGCTCCTTGTCACGCAGCAACTGGGCAGCTTCTTCAGTGTTGGGACGCGGCACATAGATTGCACGATATGCGGCTTTAAATGGGAAAGACAGAAACTTCACCAGCTCTTGTCTGTCTGGATAATTCCATGGCAGTATCAGCTGCCCTGCGCCATTCTTTTTCTCTGTCCGGCGCATGCTGGCAAACACAGCATCGAAAATTTCACCAAAACTCACTGGGCCGCTGCTTGTGCCACCAGATGAAATTTTAGCCCCTGACGGTCTTAGGTTGCCTAAGTAGATGGTAGGTGCTCCTTGATACGCTAGCACCTGGATTGACCATTCTACGCCTTCTGCTATGCTATCAATGCTGTCTTGTAATTCAAACACGTTGCAGCTCGCACCTGCTGACTTCCGCTTTTGCTCCAGCGCAGTTATGCGGCTACTTTCAACAAAATAAGAAGTTAGGTCCATAAAAGCCTCCAACAAAAACAACAACTAGGTTTGTTTTGCAAAAGCCACTACTCCCTCTCTCTTGCTACTTTATCACAACCTAATTGTTTTGTCAAGCACCCTCGCAAGAGCTGGTCTTACATTGCCTTTGCAAATTCTCCTTCATTTGTTTTGTTGTGGTGCGAAGACTACTGGCTTTATCCACTTGGCTCTAGAAAAAGCTATAAGGCTCTTGTTTTTGCCTTCCCCTACTTTCCTACCTAAAACAAAACACACAGCCCTTCTAGCTCATTCTAGCTGCCTCTAAACAAACAAATTGGTTTAGCTTCTACTCCCTTACAGCAATGCAGCTAGCTTTGTCTTAAAAACAAAGAACTCCCCTATAAAAGAAAATAAAGCAATTGCTTGCTCTTAGTGCAAGAAAAGAGAATAGCTTAACGCTATTCTCTTTTCTTGCTTAATAAAACAAGTGCTTGCTCTTCTTGTTAGCTAGTACTTGCTCTTAGTGCAAGAAAGGAGAATAGCTTAGTGCTATTCTCCTTTCTTGCTAAGTAAAGTAAGTGCTTGCTCTTCTTGTTAGCTAGCACTTGCTAGTATTATTTTATTTAATTAAATAAATAAACTAGCTCTTGCTAGTTTATTTTATTATTTACTAACTAACAATAGCTTTTGCTTGATACTGGCTTAGCTAGTTGTTTAGCATTTGCTAGTCGCTAGTCTTTAGACTAGCAACAAGCTAGTCTAAAGACTAGCTCCTTGTTGTTCTTCTAACAAATGCTTGCTTACTAGTTAGGGGAAAAAGAAATAAAACAAACTAGAGCTTGTTTATAACAGTCCCTCAGCCGCCATTTAAATTGTGCAATTAGAGGCCTCTACAAGGCCCTAGAAGGCCTCTCAAATTTTGTTTAGGTGGGAAAGTACTTGCAAGGGGGGTGAAGGCCATTGCAGGCGATTATAAGGCCAAGTTTTGCTTATGACTCCAATAGCAAGTGCAAGCGGCACTATTTTAGAGCTAAGTGAGGAAATTAGCTAGCAACTTGCTGGTTAGCAAAATCATACCACAATAAAAACAATGAGCCACCATTAGCTTCAGACCAAATGAGACTTGTTGTTGATGTTGGGCACAATGTAAAGTTTGATGAGGGATGCAGGGGGCTGGAGAGCGGCAAAAGCGAAGACGAGTTAGCAAGAGAGTTAGGTGAGCTTGTAATAAATGGCTTAAGAACGCACGGTCATTTTGTTTTTGAATCAAAGCCAATAAGTGCATCTTCTTTGTTTAATAGCTTGTGGCAACGCGCAAAGTTCATCAATAGGTGTAGCATTAACTACTTTCTTTCCTTGCATTTCAATTGCGGAGGGGGTAGTGGTGTAGAAATTTACTACAAAGGAAAACGAGGCAAGCAATTTGCGGAGTTGTTGTTGGAAAAGATAAAGCAAGCAACAGGATTAGAAGGCAAGCTCATGCCAGAAACAAGCCTTCCTTATTTGCTCCGTCATTCTTATGTGGCTGGTGTGCAGGTTGAGGTTTGTTATTGTGACAGTGAGCACGACATGGCGCTCTACAATGCAGAGAAAGTTTCTCATGCTATAATTAGTGCTGTAGATGAAATTGCAAAAATTAAGCAAAAAAGAAATAGGAAAAAAAGGAGCGCCAATGAACAACGACAGAATTGTTCAAATTTTGTATGAGGCAGCGCATGAGGCGGAAGCTGCCAACACCTTCAACAAAGAAACTACTCCCACTATTCGCTGCTCTCGGGCTGGCTTGCCTTTGATGCAGCAAATTTTAGAAGACAAGGTCATTCCCAATTTGCCTCCCTTACTGTACAATTTCTGGCAAGACAAAGAAGAAGACGATGCGTCGTTTCTCACTTCCAATCAAAGCCAAATAAAGCGCGAAATGGCAATTGCGCAAGGTTATTTGTTTGAGCGTGTTGTGGCTGCTTCTCTCTCACACGAACATCCAACTGCTGAAATTAAGAACAATGTTCCTTTGTCTTATAAAGGCCTAGAAGGTCATTGTGATTTTCTTGTTGTTAAAGAAAAAGAACAAGAAGCCATTGTGGTAGAGTGTAAGGCTTTAGGTGCTTTTTCGGAACAAGAAGCACAAGAGAAAGTGAATTCAGACAACTACGGCTATTATTCTCAGCTAAGCCTGTATCAGGCCGCTGTGCATGAGCTTTTCCCTTCCTTTATTGTGAAAGGCGAATGGAGAGTTTGGAACAAGAGACAAGAGCAAGCTTTGCGCATTCCTTATGAAGGTGGGTTAGAAGAAGCACTGCAAGTGGCTAACAAAGCTGTGGAAAAAGCTAAGTTGTATGAAGAAGCAACAAGGTTGTTTGAAGAAAAACAAGACGCTGAATTAGTTAGTTTTTTATTTTCTTGTTCGGAGCCTTTTCCTGCTAAAAAACAAACACGAGCCTACTACCTCAGCACTTGCAGCTTTCACTTTTCTCCTTGGAGCCATTTGTTGTTAAATGAAGACGGCAAGCTTAAACCACAAGCAAAAGCTAACTTGCAGCTCATGATTGCAGCGTCTCAAGGAAACAAAAAAGCTTTAGAGGAAGTTGTGAAGAAAATTAAAAAACTAAATTTGCCTCTTGACAACTCGCTATAGCTTTGCTAAGTTAAAGTTAGTTAAGTAAGGAAGGGAACGAACCATGCCACTAAGAAAGCAAACAAAAAAACAAAGCTCTTGGAAGAAAATTAATAATTTCAACATGCTTAATGCCTTTATAGGTTTTGCTGATGGTGCTCAGTTTGACAAACGCTCGCCTTCAATGGTGAAGTTTAGGTTGTTGTTGCGCAACACAGCAATTAAAGACGAAGACGGAAACGAATACACTCAAGAAGAAGCTGCTGAGTTGTTAGTGCGTGCATTGTTGCAAGGTCGAGGCCTTAATGTGTATTTGTTTAGAAATGACGACGACACCTATGGTGGCAATGGCCGCATCAACATAATGAACTTAGATGAACAAGAAGAGGAGGAAGAAGATGAAGATAAGCTGGTGGACAAAGCTTCGTCTAACGGTCGCCGCAATTCAATCAATCGGGCTCGCAGCTCTAAACCAAGCGCCAAATCAAGCGCCAAATCTTCCAAGCGCTCCAAATTACCAGCAACAACCGACAACTATTACGATTCAGAGGACGATGATGAAGAACTTGACGAATACGGAAACCCAATTGGTACAAAGTACTTCGAAGGAGACGACAGCGAATTGGTTGTTGTTGGATGAAATTGAAGAAATTGAAAATGAAATAAACAAACAACTCTCTTCAAACCAAGAATGAAAATCAACGCACTAGTTTTACTTGGTTTTTCTGGGGCTGGCAAAGACACAATTGCCAGTCACTTTCCCTTTTCTACCAACATAAAGTTTGCTGCCCTCACAAAAGAAATTGTGGCGAAAGTGTGGGGCGTAGATGCTGCAAAGCTTGAAGACAAAGAATGGAGAAACAACAAATCCTTATTTGTTGGAGAAGAGCAAATTTCTCTCTCTCCTTTTGATTTGTTATCTGCTCTTTATCACGGAGCGCCTTCCACTGATTTAAGCAAAGCAAACATTGAGTGGGCAATTAAGAAAGCTAAAGCCTCAACTTTCCCTGTTTTCACAGACGTGAGGCGCACACTAGAACTGCAAGCAGTTGTGCAGCACTTTACGCCTTTAGTTGTTTTGCTTCGGCGTCCCTTCACTCATCCTGCACTCAATGACGGTGAGGTGGTGAAAGCATTTGAGTGGGCTTGCTACAATGGCTTGCCTGTAGCATCACTTCACAATAATTTTCCTCCTGATCACATTGCAGAAAAAATTAGAGTCATTGTTGACAATTTAAACAAAGAACTATGAATCTACTTTCCTACATCAAAGAACTGCTTTTGCTCAACCGCTCCAGGCTGCGTTATTTTACTGACTGTCCTCACTTTGCCCATATGTTGTTTGGGCTTTGCGAAGAACTGCTTGAGCTTCATCAAAAGCTTGATCGCTTCAAAAAAGCAAAAAACAAAACCCCCGAGCTTTGGCACGCGGTTGTGCTTGAGCTTGGTGATGTTCTAGCCTACACTGTTTTAGCTTCCTCCGCTATAAGGCTCGATCCTATGATGAGCTTAGACGAAATAGTTTATGATTTGGAAGCTTGTTTATCTCCTTTGTTTGTTCTAAATAAAAAAGAAAAGGCTAATTTAATAGAGCTTGCTTTGTCTTTGGCTGGAAAAAGCAAGCGCTGGTATAGGGAAGCTTCTCCTGTTTCAGTGAGGGATTTTGCGGAAGCTTTTGTTAAGGCTTTTTCTCATGTGAGGAGCGTAAAAGAAGAACTTTCGTTTGAACAAGTGGCGGAAGCCAATATTACAAAATTACAAACCAGGTCAGCAAACAATACTTTGTTTCAAGGACAAGGAGACACCAGATGAAAATTCAACTAAAAGACCAGTTGGCTCACTACCAAAACAGCAGACGTATGCCAGATTGGCAGCCAAAGCCTGCCATGGCTGCAAAGCCTGCTTTATCGCCTACAAAAGACGAAATTATTAAACGGTGCTTGTCGTTTGCTGCGCTTGAGTTGCAAGTGCGTGATTGGGTGCTCGCCACAGCAGACGGCAAAGAGCTGCCTAAAGAAGACGAGGCAGCCATAAAAGCCAACTTAAGGCGAAACAGCCTGGATGAAGAAAAGCACGATAAAGTGCTTGCTTACTTGTCTGATTATTATGAAGGAGCCACTACAAGCAAAGAATCAACTTCTCTTGTTAAACGGTGGCAAACCACAAAAGCTCATCCAATAGCTTCCGCCTACACGCTAGAGTGTGGGTTGTTCTTCACAATATTGCCGCTTTTCATTAAGTGCGGCGACGTGTATGCAGCTACTGTTGGACAGTGGATTAACGACGACGAGCGAGTGCATGTAGAGACGAACCTAGCCATCGCTAAGCGGTTAGGCTTAAAGCTTGATCCTGACTTGCTCAAACTAGTGTTTGATTCTGTGGCATTCATTTTTGCGCCAGCGGGTGCAGATGAGGCTTCTTATCAAGCCAAACGAGCAGTTAAGCGCGTGGTGAGTGGGCAAGACCGAGACATGTTGAAAGAAAGCCTTCCAACTACTGTGGCGTTTTTTGAGCAACAAAGCAAACTCTCTATTGTTTATTAGGAGGCATCATGACCAACGGAAAAGACAAAGAAAACGAGTTGTTTGAATGGGCAGAGAAAGTTATGAGGGAGGTGGAAGAGGAATTTAAGGACGTGAAAGACGAAGACATTCCTGACGAGGTTCTGCCTTCAAACTTAAGCTCAGATCCCAACACAGACATGTTCCTTTTCATAAAAGACGAAGATGCTGACAAACAATAAGCCCTTATGGTTCATCCTCTCAAAAAACAACTTCCTTGTTTTATTGGCTGCTTTTGTAGCAAAGAATTAAAGCGCAAAGTGGAGCGTGCAAGTGCCGATCTCTTTTTCGGTCACCAATCAGAATTTATTAGGTTTGTGCTTGAAGACTGGCTAGCGAAAAACAACTACAACTAACAAAACAAAAGGGAATCTGCTTCGCAGGTTCCCCGCTAGCTCTTGCTAGCTGCACTTGCAGCGTCAAATAAAAACAAGGGCTCGCTTAACGGAGCCCTCACAAACTACCAAAGGAGATTAAGTGAAAAATTCTGCTTTTATTATACCATTGAATCCTTTTGTTCTAAATTAACTATAGTGGGGAAACAGCTTCGCTAAAGGCTATGAAAGTTAGGTTAGTTTCTTTCTCTTGTGGAGCTCCTTTGTCTGAATATCATGGGCGCAGCATTGACGAGTTGGTAGTTGGTATTGCCCGCATATCTAGCGGGAGAGACGCCGAGCATTTATTTGACGAGCCGCACAAGCTGCTCCGTCATTGTCTCCTTAATGGCCATTGGTCTGTTTTCCAAATGGCAAATTTAGTATTTGAAATAACCACCAGTCGCGCCATTGGCCGTGAACTTCTGCGGCATTGGAGCTTGAAGCCGCAGGAACTTAGCCAACGCTAC